AAGAAGTTACCGAGAAGCAACAAAAGTTTCTCAACTGTCTCTTCGTAAACAAAGGCGACATAGCCCTAGCCTGTGAGGAAGCCGGTTACTCTCCTTCTTCTAGAACATGGTTGGTTAAAAGCCTTGCAGACGAAATCGTAGACATATCCAAGCGAGAACTAGCCGTTAATTCGGCGACAGCCGTATCAAGAGTGGTAGAGTCTATGAATGATGACGGACTGAACCCTAGACAAGAACTTAGACTAAAGGCAGCTCAGACTCTTTTAGATAGAGTAGGGCTAGGCAAGATAGAAAAACAAGAACATGATGTACGGGCACTGCACGGCATTGTACTTATGCCAAGCAAATCAGCAATGCCAGTGGTGGTTGATAATGGTGAGGATTAGCAATGTACAAATGGTGGCTAGCTATTTTAGTAGTGGTCTGTGTAGGTTTCTGGCAAGAAGAATCTTGGGCACAAACAAACACAGTAACATCCTCTAGTAGCACTGTATCGGGAACTAATACGGTTGACCGTACAGTAGGCACTGCAAATGCCCCATCGTTTGGCAACAATAACCAAGACGTATGTAGTTATGCAGCCTCTGCCGCTATACAAACCCAGATACTGGGAGTAGCGGGAGGAACATCTATAAGGGACATGAATTGTGAAAGGCTAAAACTTAGCCGTGCCTTATATAGAATGGGAATGAAAGTAGGAGCCGTAGCTATGCTCTGCCAAGACCCAAGAGTGTTTAATGCGATGGAAATGGCCGGGACACCCTGTCCGTTTAGAGGAAAGATAGGCATAGAGGCTGCAAAAGCATGGGCTGAGAATCCAGAGATGAAACCAGATTATGATAAGTGGGTTGAAGAAAATGTTACAGATGCAGATTGGTTACCTACAGAAGAAGAAACCGTTGGCATTAGCCTTGGTGCTCTTGGCTTTTTGTTATTTTTTCTATTTTAATGTAGCACAGGCAGAACTACTTCAAGAAGGCGAAACAATAGTTGAAGAAGTAGAAACAGAACATTTAGGTGATGGACACATTGATACAGTTACTCAAACGATTACGATTATTGAAAACAAAACAACCGAAGACATCCTGCACTCCGATCAAGGTCTTGTGGGCAACACCAAGCAAGGAGACATGGATTCAGACTGGGGAGGAATTGGGCCAGCAAAAATGCACGGTACCTGCCCATCCAGTGAAATTGGATCTGGTAAGTGTGCTGAGATCACGGGGAGTACTCTAACTACCTTTGACCAGTATGTAGATATAAGTGACTTTCATATAACACAAGGGGGTGCATTAGATTGGGAATTATCTATGCACTTTTATGACACAGAAGATAGTGCGTACTTTCAAACCAAAGGGTATTCCAACAATGTATTACAGTGGGATACCGGAGAAATAAACCTACAGAACAACAACAACGCTACTACCTATACAGGCTCCTACGATTTTGATAACAGCCTTGATAGAGTGTTTGTACGAGTAGGTGGAGTAGATAACGCAAATCTTGCTACAGGCCCATTGTTTGACAATGTTTCGTATACAGTAAACTACAATGTTATAACAACTGTGGTAAATACTTGGATAGACATTGTTCAACCGATGCAAATGGAAGAGTCTATAAAGTTAGACCTAATAGAAACATACGAGAATGCTTCTGTAGAAGAACAACAAAAGATGGACATAGAGATGCAAAACATGGATGTGGTTATGCATTTTGAATTAGAACCAACGTCTTCTATGGATAACATGAATGACATACAGGGTATGCCTGAAACTTTAAGTGTTGGCGTTATTGGGGATATGTTTCAGGATGTGGGCACTACGGGGGAAATGTCCATGGAAGAAGTGATGGTAAAAGTTGAAACTATGGTAGCAGAAATACAAAACATAGGTATGGATGTAGAATCTGTAGAAGTAAAGATGCCAGATCAAGAGATGCAAGTTGTTATAGCTGATATAGAACCAATGAGTGAACCAGTAGAAGAACCAAAAATAGAAGCACCTGAACCTGAGCCAGTAGAATTTACACAGGAAGAAGTAGAGGGAACTGTAGAAGTTGCGGATAATAAAGTGGAAACAACTCCTGAAGTTAAAGAAGAAATTAAAAAAGAAGCTAATGCAGAAGAAAAAACAATTACTAGCAATACAGTGGAAGCTAAAGAGGTTGCTAAAGAACAGGAAGAACCTCAAGAAAAAGAAGTAGCTGAAGAAGAACCTAAAGAAAAAGAAGTAGCTAAGGAAGCTAATGAGGAAAAACCAAAAGAGACAATGGCGGAGAAGCCAACTAAAGAGCAGGAAAAGAAACAAAAGAAAGCCAATCAAATTATAGCAGGACTACCAAATAGCTATGACCCTGTATCACAGATTACTACCCTTGCTCTTGTTAATGCTCTCGGTCCAGATATATCTACATACCAAAATGTAGCAACAGTTGTTCAGCCAACGTGGTACGTTGCAGAAGATATTTATACAGATTCTATTATGCCCGACCCCCTAGGAAGTTACATTAGTGTGCGATCAAATTTACAAATAGAAAAAATGATTGGACAACAGTATGAGTAGTGAGGTAGAATATAAAGGAATTAAAGTTAAAGGCAGTAGGTTACTGCTAATTCTACCTTTACTTGGTACACTTGGAGGAGGTCTTTGGGCTGGTTTTGAAGGGTACGCACGTTGGGTAGCAATGGAGGAAAAGATAAATGGCTACGTTGCTCCTAATCTTACTAGCTTTACTGTAAAACTTGATGTGCTAGAAGAACGTCTTACTAGTGTAGAGACCAATACAAATACAGAAGTTGTTGCATTAAAGACAAATATAACTACAGAGATGTCTGCGGTAAAAGAATTAGTTAGTGCTGCACAAGACGATGCAAGAACAATTCGTACAGACCTAAGAAAAGATATTAACGAAGTACAAGATCAAGTTGCTGGTGTGGACAGGCGAGCAAGAGGTCTAGATCTAGAAGTTCGTGGTATATTAAGACAGATAGAATCTGATATGCGAACCTTAATTGATCATGCAGCCGATAGATTTGATAATAAAAGAACGGCTATTGAGTCTGATGCAACTCGTAGATCAGAAGCAATTGATACTAAACTCCAAGAACTGGAAGAGAGATTGAGAACAATGTTAGTAAGAGCTTTAGATAATCCTTTGGCTGGCCAATAATGGCAGACGAAGATAAAAAGAATTGCAACTGTGAAAATTGTGATTGTGAAAACTGTACATGCTCAGAGGAAAATCCCTGTGCGTGTATGACTGATAAACAAGGAGAAGATACTAATGGTTGAATTAATGAATAGATTTAAAGAGCCTTCATCATATGCGGCACTCAGTGGTGTATTTGCTATGTTAGGCATAATGGTACCAAGTGACTTATGGCAAAGCGTAGTTATGGTTTGTTGTGGTGCAGCCGGTGCTGTTGGATTTTTTATACGTGAAAAGAAAGATTAAACTATGAGGTTACAAGCATTAAGGGCACAGTACGTGGCTAATATAGGTTTAGCAAAAGCTAACCTTGATGTATTATTACATTCTGCTGTAGGTATTGGAGAACATTCTGATATTACAGCAGAGATAGATAAGTGGATAGGGGCTATTGCAAGCAATCAAGATAAGATAGAAGCTATTGATGGACTGTATGATACTCCAGAAGAAGAACAAAGGGAAATGTTTGCCGATGCAAAACTCTGGTAAAATCCGAAGAAAGACTAGCACCATACCTTTTGGTTATGTGTTGGATACGCAGGATGAGAAACACCTGTCTCCTATACCAGATGAACTACAAGCACTGGATCAAGCATTGACATATGCCAAGTCTTGCGGGTGGAGAAAAGCAAGCCAGTGGCTGTTGGCAAAAACAGATAGATATATATCTGATGAAGGTTTAAAGAAACGCAGTAAGTTAGGGACACACTTAGATGGCAGCGAAAGCCAAACTGGATAGGAAGGTGATACGTAAAGCCGTATCAACAAAACTATCCAACCTTAAAGCCAAGGTAAAAAAAGACTCAAAACGTGCTGTAAATGCACGGTACAGGGCTAACAAACTACAAGAAAGCCTTGGTAAGATAGACGCAGCTCTCTCAGGACATGGAAAAGAACCCATATCTGAGGAAGAACTACTAGCTTTACCAGAAAGAGTACGAAACCACGTTGCTGAGAACGAAGTTGTCTTTAAAGCTAACGATGGACCACAGGCAGAGTTCTTAGAAAGTCCAGAAAGAGACGTACTGTATGGCGGAGCAGCAGGAGGAGGCAAATCATACGCACTTTTAGCTGATGTTTTAAGAGATGTAGGTAATCCTAACCACAGAGGCCTACTACTAAGACGTACTCTACCAGAATTGACCGAACTTATAGACAAAAGTAGGCAATTGTACATGAAAGCGGTGCCGGGGGCAGTATTTAAGCAAGCAAAATCTACATGGGAGTTCCCCTCAGGGGCCAAAGTGTGGTTTTCTTACGTAGATGATGAAAGAGACGTAACAAGATACCAAGGACAAGCGTTTAACTGGATAGGCATAGATGAAATAACACAATACCCCACACCATACGTGTGGAACTACCTAAGATCAAGACTTAGAAGTACCGACCCAAAACTTGGACTATATATGCGGTGTACGGCTAATCCGGGAGGTGTAGGAGGCTGGTGGGTAAGAAAAATGTACATAGATCCATCTCCACCGGGATCAGCCTTTTGGGCAAAAGAATTTGATACACAGAAAACAATAAGGTACCCTATAGGGCACGCAAAAGAAGGGCAACCTTTATTTCTAAAGAAATTTATACCGGCAAGGTTAACAGACAATCCATATCTTGCTATAGATGGGCAATACGAAGCTATGTTGCTCTCCTTACCAGAAGTAGAACGAAAACGATTATTAGAAGGAGACTGGGATGTCGCAGAGGGAGCAGCTTTTACAGAATTTAGTAGATCGCTACATGTCGTGGAATCCTTTGACCCACCTGATGGTTGGGCTAGGGTACGTGCCGGAGATTATGGCTACAGTAGTCCTTCTTGCATTCTTTGGGGTGCTATAGACTGGGACAACAATATCTGGATATATAGAGAACTGTATATAAAAGGTAGAACTGGTGAAGCTCTTGGTGAATTAGTATTAGAATTGGAAAGAAACGACCCAACCATGCAAATCTCTGTGTTAGATGCAAGTTGTTGGAACAGAACGGGGTTAGGTCCAAGTATAGCAGAGACAATGAATAGGGGTGGCTGTAGATGGATACCATCCGATAGAAACAGGCTGGCAGGAAAGATAGAAATACATAGAAGACTAGCTTGTGACAGTAGGGGACAACCAAGAGTAAGAATCATGGACAATTGTACAAACCTAGTAAGAACATTGCCTACATTGCCACTATCTAAACACAACCCAGAAGATGTAGACACAAAAGCAGACGATCACGCATACGATGCGTTACGATATATGATGATGGTGCGATCTTTACACAATGCAAGCACACCGTATTACTCTAGCAGACAAACACAACGGTATGTCCCACAAAATGAGGTATTTGGATACTAATGGCTGAAATAAAAAAATATGTACCTATAATTTTAGAAACCGATGAGAAAGATGCTCTCAGAGGGTATAGAGCATTATATGATGCTGTAGTTACTAA